ATACTATCAGTATCACTAGCAATGACATAATCAACATCCTCCGTTTTTAGTATTTTGTTCATCTTCTGGTTCATCTTATTCTCAATCCAACGGATTGATACCTGACCAGATAATGTGATTGCTTCAGCATTCAATAGATTATAGTACCTAAAATACTGATTGCCAACAGCACCATAGGCAGAGTTTAATTGAATCTTTCTTGCCATCTGGATATTGTTGAACTTACTTATATCTTTTTCTAATTGTTTAGTGGGCGAATTTTCATACTGTTTCTGTGCCTGTATCATTTTCTTCTTATAGACGACACGTTCAGTGTATATCTTTTCCATCATCTCAGGCAAGAAACCTCTTATATCTTTACGATATTGTGCACCATTAGCACATACAGCAAACTCACCTGATAGATCTATCTCTTGATTCAATAACTTATCAACACTTGCACTAGGATGTCGAGTCTCCCAGAGTGTCTCAGGAGATATGTTGTATTGCATAATGAGATGAGGATATAGACTATTAAGATCGAAGGATACAACCCAATCATATTTGCCAGGCACAGGTTCTTTTACATATGCACCTGCATATTTCTCATCCTTTCTAGCACCTTTACGAGGAGGTGGCACAATATTTTTATCAGCAAGATAGTTGAAGATCATTGTATCCCACATTCTTACCTGTGAGTAAACATCTTCAAAGTTTACCTTAGCATCATAAGACATAGTGATTGCTAGTTCTAGCAACTTCATCTTGTCTTCTAATCTGTCAATCAACTCAACGTCTTGGATGTTATATTCTATAAACTTCTGCCAATCTCTTGTGTAAAAGTCTCTAAAATTCTCGTACTCACTGTGGTCGAGCTTTCTCTGTCCCAACTCGACAAAAGCGATGTGATCAAGTCTGTAGGATTCTTGATTACTATAAGTGAACTTGCGATAAAGATCGAGGTAGTCAAGAATATTAATCCCACTGACATCATAAGCATAATTCTTACGTCCCTGAACATAAATTTCCCTCTCGTTTGCACGGTTCCAAGGTGAGAGAGACCTCATCCACTTTTCCCCTAATATTCTATTTAACCTTCTGGCTATGTATGGTACATCATACAGGTTAACGTTCCATCCTGTCAAGATATCTGGTGTGTGTTGTACCCACCACTCAAGAAAACCCTTGAGCATATCTCTTTCACTATCATATATGTAGTGTTCGTGTTCTGTTTCAAATTCACGAACTGCCCAGATATAAAACTTTTTAGTCACCATATCTTTGATAGTGATAGAAAGCATTTCTTCTGCTGCTGCCTCTACATCAGGGAATCCATTCTCACATTGAACCTCAATATCCAATGCATAGATTTTCATCTGGTCAATGTGATAATCAACCTCATCAGAAAACTCTTTCCTGATATACTGATACACAAAACGTTCATACCCATGAACCTCAAACTTTTCTACACCATTATATGTTTTAATAAACTCTCTTGCTTCTCTGGCAGTTTGAAAATCTACAGGTCTGACATACTTTCCTGTAAGAGTTTTCATCTTCTCTGGACGATTAGATGTCACATATAATGTAGGAGAAAAATGGGTACGAAACTGGATTGATTTTCCGTCTTCGTACCCTCGATATAGAATTGTATCACCCGCTAACTGAATGTTCGTATAGAACTTACTCATGCGTTATAAAGATCCAACAGTTTTTGACTTGGTTCGATTATAGTCAAAACTACGTCAGATGTCAAGAACAAATCTCTTTGAGAACTATGCTGAGGAAATGGAACGAGTTTTTCATCGTCTGTTACCTGATAGCATCTTTCAAGAAGATACACTGGTTCTTCATCTAGTTCAGTTATCTTTGCTATGAGATACTCACTCCTTTGTCTCAACAAGATTAGTCGGACTACCGACTGTTCCTGTTCCATTTCCAGAGTTGGTGTTTCCTCTTCCATTTGCTGCCTCTACTAATTCATTGTATTTTTCGATGACCTCAGGGTAAGTGTCATATGCACTTATGATTTCATCTAGTCGAAGGATAACCCTTCTGTCTTTGCTTAACGGTGCCCAAGGTATGAACTGTATCTCTGGTGAACGCATTTGCTGTACACCTTCTGATTCAATTAAAAGATCTTGATCAGTTTCTACAACGTGAACATTGTAGGGATGATCCATTCTGAATGCTACTGCTTTCTTTGGTTCATCATTTGCTGCGATTTCATAAACGTCTGCGATGACATCCTCACCGTTTCGCATTCTTACGACTCTTACGCTCATAACTTTTGTTTGATTCTGCTATTGAATAGGCACATTCTTTGAAAAGATCTTTTAAGATTCTTTCAGCGTTTGTGTTTTTTTGTTCTGCGATGGGTCTGCATAAATGCATTATACCATCAATTTGATAAGTTGGCAACTCTAATGTTATGAGTTCCGTTTCTCCTTCATAGTTATTCGGTTTTAGGTTCAGGTAATTGCTTTTCATCTTGTATTCCGTAGTGGTAATCATTTGTATCACCATATCTCTCCATGTGTCCTCGTTCCACACTAAAGATCTCAGTAGATACTTTAAAGTCTGGCATCTTAGGATGTTTTGGAGTCAAAGAGTTATCATATATTCTCATCCTATTGTTAGGATATAAGGCAAACTGACCATTGTTCAGTGCTATTAAATTATGACTCTTGTGTTCTGATGGTGTCTCTGCTGTGCTATAGTCTGGAGTATCAGGTTCATCATGATAATTATCTATTGTAATAACATACTTACCTAACTGTGATCCAAAGTCTCTAGTATATAGTTCATAATCCATAGACCCTATAAACTGTTTACATATAGTTGTGACACCATAGTCCATGCAGTTCCAGAACTGTAAGTTTGGTAGATCCATATCTGGGTCTGGTGTTACAGGTTTACTTACAAAGGCACTGATAGGAAGTTTATCATATATCGCTGCATACTCTGGTAAGTATGTCTCAAAATAAAATGCACGACCTGGCATTGATTTACAAGATACCCAAACGCCTGGTGTAAATTCACCATGCCCAGACTCAAAGTCAGTTAGATATTCTTTTCTTACCCACACTTCTTCTGCGGGCATATTAGATATTAAAGTTGCCATATTAGGAACAAGAACAAACTAAATTACGATCACCATACACATTATCTATTCGACTTACAGATGACCAGAATTTATATTCCTGTTCAACTGGGTATGCTGCCTCCAAACGAGAGAACTTATGCTTCCATTCTCCTGCTAATTCTTTTGCAGTATAAGGTGAGTTCTTTACTATCTCAGGATCCTCATATCTTATCATATTCATTGCTTCACCAAATCTTTCTAACTCTCTAAGTGTCTCTGACTCAGTTGGTTCTACCATCATAGTACCTGCAACTGGCCATGATAATGTAGGAGCATGGAATCCATAGTCCATCAATCTCTTTGCCACATCCTCTGCAGTAAATGGTAAATTTCTACAATCAAATATACATTCATGTGCAACTCTACCAGTAGCACCTTTATATAGAACATCAAAGTATGGTTCTATTTTCTTTGCTAACCAGTTTGCTGATAACAATGCACATTCACTTGCTTGTCTAAGACCATCACTACCCATCATTCTTATATACATCCAACTGATAGGTAGGATAGATGCACTACCCTGCACCACTGCTGATACTCTTTGATTTACAAATGGTGTTAGATGTTTTGCTACACCTATAGGACCTACGCCTGGTCCTCCACCTCCATGAGGAATACAAAATGTCTTATGTAAATTCATATGCATTACATCAGCACCATAGTCACCTGGTTTTGCTAAACATACCTGTGCATTTAGATTTGCACCGTCAAGATATACTTGACCACCAAACTCATGAACTGTATCACATATCTCTTTGATAGTTGGTTCAAATACACCATGCGTAGATGGGTATGTAATCATACAACCTGCTAATTCATGTGCATCTAGACATGCTTTTAATCTTAGATCATGTATATCTACATTACCATCTTTATCACAGTCAACACTTATAACTTCCATACCTGCCATGACACAAGTAGCAGGGTTAGTTCCATGTGCACTCTTAGGAACTAGAACTTTAGTTCTTTTACTGTCACCATTAAATTCATGATATGCTTTGATTGCTAATAGTCCTGCATACTCACCCTGTGCACCTGAGTTAGGTTGTAGTGATACAGAATCAAACCCTGTGATATCACATAACCATTTCTGTAGGTCTATCATTATTTGTTCATAACCAAGTGTCTGAGATGGAGGTGCCAATGGATGTATATTATTAAACTCTGGCCATGATACAGGCATCAGTTCTGCTGCTGCATTTAATTTCATAGTGCAACTACCGAGTGGCATCATACCATGTACTAATGAATAATCCTTAGATGCTAACCTATGCATATATCTCATCATCTCAGTTTCGCTGTGGTATCTATTAAATACTTCTTGAGTCAACCATTCTTGTGTTCGCATAGGAACTGATAACCAGTGATAATCTCCTATAGAATCAAGTACATGATCTATAGTATCAAATGGATTGTTTAAATCTAACTGAGAATCTATAAGTTGTTTTAATTCTTCTTCTGTGGTACACTCATCTAAAGTTATTATAGTCCATCCATCTTCATATCTAACATTGAATCCTTCTAATGCTAGAAAACTTTTAAATCTAACAGTATCAAAACCTTCAGACTCATCAACTTCTATTCCAACCCACTTCAATGCCTTTAGTAGCGTTTGCCTATATTTTAATACTCTGGTTGCTATTTTTTTCAGACCTTCCGCACCGTGATAGGCAGCGTAAAAACCTGCCATATTTGCAAGTAGTGCTTGGGCGGTGCATATATTGGATGTTGCTTTGTCTCTTCTTATGTGTTGTTCCCTTGTTTGTAATGCTAACCGTAGTGCTTTATTACCTTGGGAATCTAGAGACTGCCCTACAATACGTCCAGGAATCTTACGTTTATATTTCTCAGTGGTTGCAAAGAATGCTGCATGAGGTCCTCCAAAACCCATAGGCACTCCGAACCTCTGCATACTACCAACTGCAATATCAAATCCTAACTCACCTACAGGTTGCATAAGAACCTGACAGAGAGGATCTACAATAGCAATCTTAGTGCCTTTAAAATAATTTGGTGTATATTTTATCTGACCATGATTATTAGGAAACTGATGAATAATTGCAAAGGCATCTGTATAATCCTCAATAGATAAAGGTAAACTTGTATCAACTGTAAGAATTTTAATGCCTAATGGTTTTGCTCTAGTCTGTAATACCTTGAGTGTCTGAGGAAATACCTTACTATCAACAAGAAATAAATTCTTTTTAGATGTATTGTACGCAAGTATCATTGCTTCTGCTGCTGCAGTTCCTTCATCTAATAAGGATGCATTCGTTATTGGTAATCCTGTAAGTTCAGTTACTAATGTCTGGTAATTAAATAATGCTTCTAATCTACCTTGTGATATCTCTGCTTGATAAGGTGTATAAGAAGTATACCATGCAGGGTTCTCAAGTACATTTCTTTGTATTACTGGTGGTGTGATCGTGCCATAATATCCTTGACCTATCAAACTTCTTTTAACTTTATTATGTGATGCTATCTCTTTCAATTCTTTGAGTGCTTGATTCTCATCACAACCCTCTATTAAATTTTCTCCTCTGAACAAGATTGAATCTGGTACTATTTCCCTTACCAATTCATCTAAAGAAGAAAGACCCAAATCTTCTAACATTTGAGTCTTGTCTTGGACTGATAATCCTATGTGCCTGTTTATAAAATCTGATACCATAAAATTAATTGTATCATACTATCTATAAGTGTCAAGCAATTTCATAGACTTTATGTTTCTGGTGTTCTGGAACAACCTTATTCAGTTCTATTGTTAATAGACCATCTGCATGTTTGATATCTCCAATCTCTACATCATCTGAAAGATTGAATCCTCTTGTAAAGGTTCTTGCTGCTACACCTTTGTGTGCATATTCCTCTGCATCAGGTTTTGATTCCTGTACTCTTGATTTAACGCACAAGACATTTTGTTGAGTTGATACTTCTATATCTTCCTTTTTCCATCCTGCTAATGCTAGTTCAATTCTCCATTTTTCATCTGATTCCCTTACGATATTGTATGGTGGATATTGTCCTTGTACTGATCCTGTACCATATGCATGGAATCTATCGAATAGATCGTCGAATCCTACGC